GATGAGTTAGCTACAGCGTCAATAATTGCGCCTAGCGTTGCATTATTAACCGTAAATGTGATTGACGAATCACCTGCAAGAGGTACGGCTGCTGCTAAGGTTGCACTTAAACTGAATGAAATTGAAATGTTACCATCAGCAGAAACGATTAACTCCAATAGTGCGGCTGGTACATCAAATGTGATTGATGTACTTCCGACAGCAGGTCGTGCCATCGTACCAGAACCATTTACAGTAAATGTAACTGTTGCATTTCGGGATGATATCCGTCCTGCCTGTAACGCCATTAACCACGAAACAGGATGCGTAGTTCCATCAGGAATAGCTGCTAATGTACCAAAAGCTGCCGTCTGATTGCGTTTTGCAGACCAGAGCGGCAGCATATCAGTTTGCTGCGCTATTCCACTGACAGCCCCTATTGTTCTACCAGGAAAGGCCGTATACGGCCCTACAGCAGCTATAGGGCTTTGTCCGTGGAATCTCAGTGCCATCTACTATTAACCTCCCCATGCGTAGCGTAGTACGCCAAAGAAGTTAGTGCTTGCCGGAGTCGCTGCACCTGCGTATGCAAGCCATGAAAGACAAGCGTTTGACGATGCCGCTGCGGCTTGTATTTGTGGAAGCGATGGGAACTGGTTTAGGAGATCACGCTCTGACAAAAGGAATTGAGTCGTGAGCGGTATCTCCATAATTGGTCTAGCAAGTACAAGATTTGTAAAAGTGCTTGCGGTACCATTAGCTGCACTTTGCTGCCATCTTTGCACACTTCGCACACCAGTATCTCCGCTTTGTAGCGGAAAAAACGGACCAATGTTATTTGCTGCCGTTCCTGTGTGATAAACATGCGAGTTTACCGCCGAGGCTGTCGCTGCAACAGTTTGCGGGAGATTGCGCGTTCCTGTACCGCTTTGATTTGTATATTCGAGCGTTATGTTATGAGCAGTAGCTCCTGTTGTTGCTGGTGCTACTACACTATACGCCATTACACCCGTTCCTGTCGTATTGCGAGGCAATGTTAAACTATTACTTAGCGTAAGTTGTGTTGCTGTATTTCCGTCGATTCGCGCATAGCAACCAAGGAGGTCTACAAGCAGCAAAGTTATTGGCACAGTCGTAGCACCAGCCGTTTGAGCTGACATCGTAAGCAAATGCTTTGTTGCAGTTCCACCGATTAAATCGCCTGGCCAAATACAACCCTGCATATCTGCATTATACGGCATGAAACGAGGGGACTGTCCGTTAGTACCGCCTGCAATAACAATTAAGTTATCAACGGTCATGGTTTGTCCCGATGCCGCTGTAATAGCAATCGTCTGAGTAGGGCTTGCGCCAGTAGTTACGGCAAGGGTTGAGGTTGTAGCAGTAGTGATAGAAGATGAAGCCGTTCCACCAATATCAATTGTAATTCCACCGCTACCGCTAGGAGATGATGTTGTTACAATAACTGTGTAAGTTGTGCTTGCCTCAATGGTAGCAACAGGTGTCTGAGAAAGAGCACCAGCCGTACCCGCAGTATGCACCATGGTACCGGCTACGTTCCAAGCCCATCCACCAGAACCAACGCCTGTCCAATTAGCAGCAGAATCAAAGCCCCAGTTCTTTACATAATTACCGTGATAACCCTGGCCTCTGTCACCACTGCCAAGAAACAAGTCGAACCATCGACCAGCGGTCATTACAGTAGGAGAAATTTTATTCCATGGCTGCGTCCAAATTTTACCATTTGTTGTGACCTGTGTAATTAGATCGTCGTAACTATTAAAGCCCATACAATTCTCCTATTCTCTTGCAAAACAAATTACGCCTGTCGTTGATCCGCTTGTAGTCGTAGTTTGTACGGTTCCAACGATGTGATTTAAATAAGCCCCAGAAGGTACAAACGCTGGTACTTTATTTCTTGGAAACTCAAGTTCAACAGGGGTATTAGCACTGTAAACCGTAGTTTCGTATATTGGTTTTACAAGTACAAATGCACAAAAACCTCCAGCAGGTGAAAGCATTGTAATACTATCTACTTGTTTTACATCAATAGTGCCTGGGCCAAGAGGAACAAATGGGCCTAATGTACGGTCAAAATATCCGTTGCTGGTAAGACAATTTATGGTTCCAATTGAAGTAATTGCTGTTACCCAAAAACTTACACTTGTTTGAACATTATTACTGTCAGTGTAAGTAACATTTACTTCTGCCACACCCGAAACGCTTTGAGGAATTGTGGTTACAACCATCAACCGTAAACCAGATGTGTATCTGCTGGCATAGTTCGTATTATCAAACACCTGCAAATCGGTGAAATCCATATCAACGAGCGGATAAAAACCAACATAATCCATGAGCATGAAGTTGCCTGGCGCAATGTGATTACTGGTATTACTTCCGCTTGCACGATACCGAACAAGATAGCTATCGCCCCCAAGTCCTGCGTTTATACCGTTATTGCCAGAACCAACAAGCGGGGTAAACTCCAGAGCATTTCCTACATAAGGATTAAACTTTGGCGTACCGGCGGCCATAGACAAATCAAGCCAATGACCGTTGAAATTAGGCGTAGGGTTTGCAGTTTTGAACCAATTAGATTGGAAAACTTTATTGTTAGTCCAAGAGTTTGCTAGATCTCCAACGCTAGTTATTGCCACTTGTCACCGCCTTTGCTGCTTCAGATGTTGCAATAATTACAGCATTTGTATGTTCACAAGTACGAAAAAAGCGGCCACTGAAAACAATGATAATTTCATCGCAATCACCACATTTAAATAGTGGTTGCAATGTTTGCTCATCTATTGCTTGCTGGGCCGCAGTTTTCATTAATCGACACTAGCAGTCATAGCACCAGCGGCAAACTGTGGCTGGATTCCGGTGGAAATTGAAAGCGATGATGTAAGAGCACCTTTGAGAAGTAAGTTTCCTGTACCAGTAGAATCAGTTCCAATACCAAAGTGTGTTACAATCGACGAACCACCAGTACATTGAGCAAACTGAACAAGTGCGGTGTTTGCAATAGTGCTGCTTGTGCGAGTCCATCCACCAGCAGTACGAGCTACAGCAACGCGAGCATATCCAGTATATGATGCTTCGCTGGTTGATTGATTGCCAGCTTCGCCTGGATCAGCAGTATGAAGCGAGATGAAGAAACTTCCAGCCGTAGCTGAGTTTTGCAATCCAGCAACATCGCCAATGTTAGCCCAATCTGTGTTTAAAAAAAGCAAATCAAGAAGTGCTGCTTCAGCAGCGTTAGTCATAGACATAATCTAATCCTTATCATCATCAATGTTATCAATAGACAAAGTTGTGTTTCCAAAAACATCAGTTCCAATCGTACCTAACTTCTTACTAGCTTTTGGAATAATATTATTTATTACTATTGGCTGCTGTTTTGCTGCGCTAGATTCAACCGCTGCGTTTGTAGTGTTTATACTTTCCATCCGCACTTTAAGTTGCTCTAAAGCGCTATCTGAAGCAAGTCTGCGTTCTTCCATGAGTTTTTCGGACTCAGATAACCGTATACGCATTTGCTCAAGTTCGAGTTTTTGAATTTCAAGGATGTGCTGCATTTGGCTTGATTCTTGCTTAATAAGTGTTTTATCAGCTTCAGATTGAGCTGATGATTGCACTTTAAGCATATCTACTTGCACACTTTGTGCTTTAATTTGCACTTCTTGTTGATCGATACCTAGCTTTTGCTGCTCAATAAACTCTTTAAATTGCTGGTCTTGAACACGAAGTTGAGCCTCAAGTTGATCACGCTGCATCTTAAGCTGCTGATCTTGCATGGCAAGCTGATTCTTAACAGCTTTGTCTTGAGCCTCCATTTGAGCTTGTTGCAATCTAGCTTGAGATTCTATTTGCGCTATTTGCAATCGGCCTTGCACTTCTTGCATGACTGGGTCTGGCGGCGGCGGTTGTTTAGCTGCCTCTTCCTTCGCCGCAGCAATTTCACCAATCTGACTAAGGGCTTTAGTAAAGATACCATCAAGCTCTTTGCCTCCTTTCATCCGTTTAATTGTGTTTTGAAACAAGGCAATACTGAATTCTACTAACGGCGGAAACTGCTCGATCAGTCCTCGCATTTGGTCAAAGAATTGTCCTGCTGTAGCAATTAACGCTTGTCCTTCTTGTTGTTGCTGCTGTTGGTCTATAGCTACCATAGAATCTGACGCTATTTGAATACGGTAACTACGTTTAGTGTCGTCGCGTAGTATGTCAATAATTTGACGCTTCATATCCTCGATAAGCATTAGAGGATCTGGCTGTGGAGCTATAGGAGGTAGCTCAACTGGTAGCATACCTTCTTGCCCTGGTTCTGGCATTGGCGCGGGAGGTGGCGTTGGTATAAAGATAATAGGCTCAATAAGAGCTGTAGCATCTCCAATTTCTAAAATCCTAGCTTCATCAAATTGTTCGCAGATAATAGCGCCAAGTTTAGCGATAGCGTCCGACATAAACTTGGTAAACATGTTCTGTCGTACAATTAGCCCCATTGACGACCACTGGTTTTCTAGCCTGTTGGCCGTAGCAGATTTGTATTGTTCTGAGGTGCCACGTAATAGATCAGAAACTTTCAGCGTTTCGTAAAGCTGCTGTAAAGCATTTTGTCGAATTTCTTGAAGAACATTGAGTGCATTTGCAAATGGCTCAAATGGAGCAAATTCCATTGACCCTTGCAAGCCGCCTCTGCCGCGATTAGCAGGCCAATTATCGACAGGGACACCCTTTAGGTCGTCTTCAAAGATTTGTTCAATGGTGCGGCCCATAGCGCTGTCATAAGCAAAGTTAGTGCGTATTGCTTGAGTGACAGCATGGATACGAGTTGTAAGCCGCTCTACTTCTAGAATTTGGTCTTTAACATGGGCGTAATCAGATACTGGAATTACGCTATCTGGATCAATAGATTGTCGTATAACCGAGCAGGGATAAAACCCTTCAAATTTGATGGGGGGCTCCATCTCTTCAATAATGGTTTTATCACCACCTTTTTGTATCCAATAAACTTTGTTTGTTGCTTGGCACCAAATTTCAAATACTTCTGCCTTACCTTCAAACTTATCTTCTTTTCGGGCTATGTCTTTTTTGATAACCTCTGGAAAACTGTCATAGTTTAGTTCTTCTGCAACAACGTCGCCAAACAGGTCTTTTGCTTGGTCCCTGTCTAAGAACGCACGTCTAGCCTGCCATTCTATTTCTTGCTCATTTCGAGCATCAGAGCAAAAGTAATCACTGTAAGAAATAACTTCTAAAACAGTTTTTTCATCTGTTTTTTGCTCTACTTCTACAGATTTGATTAAGATGCCACCTGTTGTTTCTGTAAAGCCTTCTAAATCGTCTTCGTAAGGCTGTCCATTCCCATCTAAATAAGCTCCGCTTGGGTCTTTGATAATAGCAATCTCTTGAAAAATTGTTTCAAACTTAGCTACGTACCTAGCCCATAAAACGGCTTGTCCAGTAAGCAAAAATTGCAGAGCTGCTTGATAGCCAATCTTGTCAAAATCAAAGTTGCAATCCATTGCATACTGAGTGTTGCGTTCTATGATAATGCTGCCTAGTTCGTAGGGTATGCCACCTGCTCTTTTACGTAAGTTTACTTCGGCTTTAGGTGTTGAGCTGTAATAAGCAGGTAACAACGTATTAATGCAATACCACCAAACATTTAAACGTCGCTGTGCATCTCGTAGTGTGTCTATTTGTCTATGCGCGTTATAAACCCGAATTGACTCTTCAGCGTCTTGAATAAACTTTTTACGTCTTGTTTCTGCATCAGAAATCTGAGCTTTCCACCAGCGACCTGAATACTTTTTAATGAGTGATACAGGTTGTTTTTTCATATTTTGCTCTTAGAGTTTCTAGCTCGTACTTTTGCAATATAACTTTGTAATTTAACCAAGCCTTTGTTGAATACTTCTGCTGGTTGCTCCCATTGAGAATCAATTAAACGTGCTTTGCAGAGGTATCGTAAAGCGTCACAAGCATGATCATTACCGCTTGTGTCCAAATCTTCTGGTCTTCGTTTGTCTATTGACATAGATGGTAAAGTTTCTAGCAAGTACGGGCAAGTAGCAAATATGTAAAGTAACGGAGGTTTAGCGACTAGCCTTTGTCTAATTTGGGACCACCCAGAGATACGATCATTATCAGCAGCTCTAAAGCCCATTTGCTTGTACTTACTAAAGACTGTTGTAAATTGGTCGTTTATACTTGGGCCACCCTCATGATTGAAGATACTAGGGTCAGCAACAGCTACTGCATTTTCTCCCACGGAAACTGATGCAATTCTGTTAGCCTGCTCGACGTTATCAACTCCTTTTCCCCACATTTCGCGATAGATGATAATAGCTCCTTTTGGATATGGTACTTCGTTACCTCTATCATCACGTCCAGAACTAACAGCACCCCAGATAGCAGCAAAAGGGCTACGATAACCCCAGTCATAGCCCAAATAACGAGGCCAGTGTTGAGGGACGTTAAAAGCAGCAATGATATGTTTAGAGCTAAACTCAGGAAAGTAACTACCCTCATGGATTTCAAAGTCTCCTTCTAGCCAAGCCCGCACCAGCTCTGGACTACCAACCATGTGCAAGCGATTAATGTATTCAGGGTCACGAGCTAACAATATCTGGTTATCATGCACCCTACTTGGAATGTAGATGTAGTCAAAACTAGCGCCGTTAGGCAGGTCTTTAGCAAGCACTTTCATGCCTTTTGGTGCTGGCTTGATAAACAATTCCTTTAGCCAACTGTGCCCTATACCACCGGGGTTGAATGTAAGGATGATTTGACCGCCTCCCTTGCCTCGCAGTGCTCCAAATAGCTTCCAGATACAGCTTGGGTCGGCATAGTTACCAGCTTCTTCTATAGCGCAATCTGAGAGGTTCTGGCCTTGGTACTTTTCAGCGTCAGCGTCATTCGCTAAAGGTCTAAAACGTAAGCGACCACCCGACACGAAGGTAAACTGCTTTTTCTGGTCCTGCCAATGCGCTTTAAGGGGTAGGTAAATCTGCTTGGCGCGCTCAATAAGGTCATCAGCTTGAGGAAGTTCTTTACGAAAAAAGATAGCATTAAAATCAGCCCCTAATTGCTCTTGCTTAATAGCAAACTTACCTAGTACCCCGTCAGTCTTACCGCCACCTCTAGCACCACCATAACCCACTAGTGTTATAGGGCAGGCAATTAAAGCCTCTTGTGGGCCAGCTTGTGGTGCCCATACAACATGCTCATCAGCCCTATGTTCAGCAAACCTATCGTCCACTTACCATTACCGTTTCAGGATTATAAATCCGCTCCACATTACACTTAGGATTCTGGCAAACAAAATAAACCCCCATATCACCAGCAAAATGACTCACATAAGGAAACTCATCGCTAACCTTTACCGTAGATAGGTGTTCACAAGCAGGACAACGCATTACTTGTTCATCTGATTCTTTAAAACTGTGCTCAATGCCCATACTGTTTCATACTCCAATCGACTAACACGGTAAGTTTGTAACTTAAACCAAGCATTACACCTGTGCCCACCACAATTTATCCATTTACGACTCGTGATAACTAAACTAACACAAAAACAGCTAGGGCAACGATAATAGCTAATTGGTGCTATCGTCGTCGGTAAGGTACTTTTGGATAAACTCTTCCTTGGATAACGGCTTGGCACTGACAACGCTCCTTACCTCCCCGCTAATCTCAATCTGATGCTGCTCACTCCAACCTAGCTTAGTCTTTAACAGATGAAGCAAAATTGGCGTATTGCCATTCATAGCCTCAGATATAGCTACAGCAGCTAAACCTTTTTGCATCTCAGCTTGACCCTCTAAAAACTCTTCTAGGTAATACTTCTCTAAGATGTAAACACTAACCCTAGCAGTTAACGCTGTAGAACTCTTAGACAAGCCATGCCTAGCTAAATCCCGTATTTGTAACCCTAACTGCTCATCTTTCTGATGATCCCTAGTCTGAGGTACTACCCTAAGCACAGGAGGCTCCACCTCAATCGCTATTTTAGACTCCGATATTTTAGCCAAGTCTTGAATAACTTCGACCTGTTTTAAATCGCTTTCATCTTCCATTTTTTAGCCTCAGCTACGTAAAACAAGGTTTGAGATAACATTAGGGATTTTTATATGAGTGGTTGGGTATATATGTAACCGGTACCTCGCCGTTTTCAAATTTTTTTTGGAATTGGAATTCTCTAATAGGCTCTCCAGCTTGTAACCCCTTGGAATCATTTAGGAAAGTCATATAGGTAAGTAGTTTTCTGGTTCTCGTGAACTAACCGAGGCAGGGTAACTACGCAATATCATTGAGTAATCTTAGGAAGTCGTCACTGCTCATACCGCTCAGCTCATGCAACATAGCTATCTCCAAAGGATAGTACATGACCTTGCCACGCTCACGATATTGCCACGCCTTTTGTGTAATACCTACGAGCGCTCCTGCTTCTGTCTGTGTGAGCCCTAGCCTACGTCTAAGCTCGTAGTAGATGTTGCCCTTAGGTCTGCCAATAGTGTGCTTAAACCTAGCCCTAAGCTTCTGCGAGTAAATAGACTTTAATCGCTCTGCTTTACTGTCCACTGAATATCTTAATCCCTCAAGCATATTGATAAGAGTAACTGTTTACCTTATTACCCTGCAAGCAATATTCCTAACTACCTGATATCACGTGGCATAAAAACCCCCTAAAGATTTTTAACCAAATACCGAAAATTACTGTAGACAGTGTGCATCTCATACGATAGACTGTATACAGTGATACATAGTAATCACACTAACGAAAGGAATATATGAAACAATTTGATACACTTGAACAAATAGCAGATTATGTCGATACGTGTGTTTGTGAAAATTTCGACATAAACAGCATTCCAGAATATTTTCCAAGTTTGCGCAATCTTGTTGCAGTCTATACTGACGAGATTCTTTTGACTCGCAGTGAATTTGTTGAACTCGTACAGTTGTGCGACACACCCTCTATTCGCCGATTAGTTAAATAACCCCAATTAACGGAGAATATATGAGCACACTTTACATTTACAGCATTGAGACTAACGAGCACGTTGCAACTATCACGGGTAGCAGTAACGACGATTGTGAGATTGTAGCGAACGAGCGTTATGGCTCCAACGATTATGCCTGGACCTACTCACCTGCGTTCGGCTCTGCTGACGGGCTTAGATATATCGGTGACGCTGTAGAGATTAAAGCTAACTAATCAACGGAGGATATATGAGCAACAACATTAGACACGCAGAGCATTGTGACGCAGAGGATAGAACGGTTCTAGTGCGTCAGAGTCAGGATAGCGAAACTTGGCATTGGGCTCACATTAGTAACGGTGACGTACACGGTAGTACTACGTCTGACTACGTTACGTTTGATAGTGCGACCTCTGCAGTAATGGCGGCAAAGCGTCACGGTTATACGGTTACGTTTGATTACACTGACAATGAATTACTTGCACTATTATCTGAGTAATAACAGAAGGAATATTAGTAACGAGGTAGGATATATGAGCAAGAAACTAAAAAGTTTTCCTGTTGGTGTCGTATCTGCTCCAACGGTAGTTATGGACGAAGACGGAGAGTATCGAATTGGTAAAGTAGCAGTAAATGAGAATAACGATCTTTGCGTGAGGTACTATTTGCCGATAAACAGAACAGAACGGAAGCACATTAAGGCCTGCAAAAATGACTCTACGCCTCAAATAGTTGTTTACGAATAACCCTCTACAAGCCCCTAGGTTGCATTATCCTTCGTAGCCTAGGGGTAACCCTACCCCGCAGCATTATCTTTCAACCTTGGGGCTGCTAGGCCGTTTAGCGGGCTTACTCAGGTATATCGTCATGGCTCCAACGCCTTTCTTGGTATATTGATTTGTTTTTCCGCAAAATTGTTCGAGTCTCAGCATCCCATTTTTCCCAATGGGTACCCTTATCCTCCCAACCCTCAGACTCCGCTCTCAGTTGCGCTAATCGTGCTTCATGCTTTTCTTCATCTTCTTTTTTCATAGCATCCTCATCTTGAACAGCATTTAAATTTACATGATCACTTAGTAATTCATTCTTAGTAATATCTTTATTAGTAATCTCTTTATTAGTAGTGAGTACGTCGTACCCCCTCATCTGAGTATTTCTTACCCCCTCAGGGGGTATATTATGCCCCCTCTGGGAGTATTTCGTACCCCCTTTGCTGGTAAGTGAAATAACCCTTTTTCGACCATTATGTGAAACGGTCAAATAACCTGCATCGGCTAGTTTCTTGATTAGGTTTTGAATAGTCTTTTCAGAAAATCCGGTTTCTTCTGAAATATGTTTTCGTGACGCAAAACAAGGGAGATTCTTTGCTTCCCATTCTGCAACGTAAGCAAGAAGGATGGCTTCGTATGGGCCTAGTGTTCTTACTAAATGCTTCTTTGTGTTGAAAAAAGAGGTTTCTTGAGGTATTTTAGCCATAGTATTTCCATTTAAAACGCCCTATTACTTTGACCGGTATGGGGCGTTTTTTTATTGTTTCAGCCAGTTATAGCTTTCTGGCAAAATTCCCTCAAGAAATTTTTATAATATCCGAAACTAATGCTGTACACAGCACATCGTATTGTGTAGGATTGATGCTGTAAACAGTGCTTATAAGGAGCGTTATGAAATTGATACTTGCAACATTAGCTATTGTGCCGTGCGTAGCATTCGCACAGACAGAATTAACCGATCTCGATTGGGCTATCGCTAGGGGTACGTTTTATCGAGACAGCAATGTAACAGCATCCCCTGGATTGCCGATCCAGCCCGTATTACCCGTACCGCAAGATAACGGACCATGGGGTACCGGGTATAGCATCGTGACTACTACTCGACCTCAGCGCAGTATTTACGACCAAGACGTAACGGGCTCTGAGACTGTACAGCGTGTAGTACCTAATGACGGGCTAGGACAACCCATGCGCGGGCTGGATCTAGGTTGGTAAAGCACAGTGGGCTTGATGACAAGTCCACGATGCTTCACCAGTAACGGTAAGCTAACTAAGGAGATAAAAATGAAGAAAATACTTGCAATTCTATTGCTTTGCTGCACTGGTTGTACAGGCATTGAGGCTGGGGGTAAGCTGTGGATAACTCGCGTCGATGAGCGCCAGGAATCACAGAAAACACATAACGTGCCCTTGAAGTGTTACCTGTGGTCGAATTGTCAGTCTACCGACATTCAAGGGAGCTAAGCCATGATCGATAACATCAAACAACTATTGTTTACCCCAACTGGAATCATCGTTACGTTGCTTCACGTTGCGTTTTTTGTCGGCTTTGTGACCTGCACTATAGGGTTTAAAATCTATGTGCTTGGCGAAGACCCAGCAGCTATTACAGCGCCGGTAAAGCATAAATGACGCAAGGTTGGATCGTAGCTTGCCTGGTTGCGCTTGCCTGGTACGTCTCAGTCCCCGAAACCGTGGTCTACCACGGGAGTAGGGTAGCTAGGCGACCAGTCGAGCCAACTAGGACTGTACTAGAGGCTGAGATAGATAGGGCCGCCGATGCCTACGGGCTAAGGCGTGCCGTTCTAAGGGCTTTAGTGCGCGTGGAGAGCGCTTTTAATCCTAAAGCAGTGTCATCAGTAGGGGCGCGTGGTGTGGCTCAAATTATGCCGTTTAACGCGGCTAGGTGCGGTTTGCCGGATGCGGGTAAATTGTGGGACGCAACCTATAACGTAAGATGTGGAGCGCAAATACTACGCGAAGAGCTAGATCAGCACGGCGATCTACACAAAGCTTTAACCGTCTACAACTGCGGTAAGGTTAAATGCGCTGAAGGACAGCGATACGCTGCAAAAGTAATATCTCTGTCAAAACTGTATTAAACTGTAGACACGTACACAGTAGTAATGTATACAGTCTGCAGTTATTAACTAACTAAGGAACAAAATCATGCAAATACTAGAAATAGATTTACCAGTCTACAAAGTCGAGCATAGAGGCGTCACTTTTTACGTGCGAACAAGTCATAGCGGCGACGGTAGAGTCATACTTGACGTAGCAGACACAGGCGACACGCTAATTAGAACGTGGGCCGAGCTAATCGACGCAGTAAGACAGGATTCGGAATCGCTCTACGACGCATTAGACGAGGCAATCTATAACGCAACACCGGAGATTTACGATCATGAATAATCAATTAACAACAACAAACAATATGGAGATGCTTACAGCTCTCCGCAATACAGTAGCGCCAGGGCTTACTGAGCCTGAGTTCATGCTGTTTGCTGAGATGTGCAGGGCTACAGGACTAAACCCGGCTACGAAGGAAATTTGGGCTATTAAAGCCGGTGGCAGATTACAGCTAATGACCGGCATCAACGGCTTCCTAAAGATAGCCAATAGTCACCCTCAATTTGATGGCATGGAAGTCGAATTTGAGCGCGACGACAAAGGCAATTTAATTGCTGCAACGGTTAAGGTCTACCGCAAGGATAGGCGCTTCCCAAGCATCGCCACAGCTTATATGGCTGAGTACGGCAAAAAAACCCCTGTATGGGCTCAGATGCCCAGTATAATGCTTTCGAAGTGTGCAAAAAGTTTGGCGATAAGAGAAGCGTTCATTCAGGAGCTAGGCGGTCTTTATACTGCTGAAGAAATGCCAGCAAGTTTTGCACAGCCGATCCCTCAAGCTGCGTTAGGCATGGAACCTGTTGTTAGTACAAAAACAGGCGAACTGATGGGCTACGCAAAAGAAGGTGTTTTTATAGAGGGAATAGAGCCCGTTAAAGCGCCTGAAAAGCTGGCTACTAGGCGAATCCCGACTTTTTACGACATTTCAAAACTGGAAGGGAAAGCAAAAGAAAAAGCGGCTGCTTATCTTAGGGATTGCGAAGCAAAACATATCATAAACGACGTATACAGAGCACCGATACGGCTAGAAAAATTAACACAGTGTATCACGGAGGATTACACCGATGCAGATCAAGACAAAACGATTATGGTTGCAGAATAGAGCAAAGGCGTTAATCAATGAAAAAGCTATGGGAAAAAGAACAAGAAAAGTGGGTCAGAGCGGGGTGGCAACGCTACACAACGTACTACCAAAAGGAGCTATTGGCATATTTGAAAAAGCGTTCGAGCGAGAGGCAAATGCATGTGATGGATTTACTAGCAGAGATACTCAATGAATATCGAAAGCAAAATAAATGATCTTTTGGCTATTGTTAATTCGTTCGCATCGACCGAAAAACTATCCGATTTTGAGCGTGGACAGTTAGACGGATTGTTGTGGGCGATTGATGTACTAAACGAAAAAACCCCTGACTCATCGGACAATGAATCAGGGGACTAACTAAGGAGGCTAATTGAATTAGCTTCCTTCAATACTACAGGAGGTAGAACAGCGTGGCAACAAGGATTGGAGCATTCAAGGCACACACATCACAATTAGTGGTTTGGCAACAGCCCGAACGTATCACTTTTACGTTTCAAAAAAGCTATAAAGACAAAAGATCCGGGCAATATAAAGCTACTCAAACCATTTTCCCAGATGAGCTAGAAGCAATAGGACAGATGTTTTTGCGAGCCGCTGCTTGGGCAAGGCAGCATGATTGCGGTCCAACACTACCAAAAGGCGTTGTACAAATAGACGATGTTTTAACAACAGTGACTAAACAAATAAAGGACCGATATGAAACCAGTCAAAACGTATAAAGATGGCGGAGTACAGATAACAATGTGGCCTGCTAACAACGGAGGTTATACTTATCAAATTAGCAAGCGCTACAAAGACAAAAATACAGAAGAATGGAAAGATTCGAAATATCTTTATAAGTCTGATTTAGAAAAGCTTGTGGTATTGTTGCAAGAAGCAATTAACAGTGAATCAGAGCGAGTAAATTACAACGCTGAACGTGTCACTAGTGGTCAACCTGCTACTACACCGCCAGCAAAATTTAAGTACGAATTAGCAGATGCAGACGTTGATGATATACCGTTTTAATGTGGGATGGGTAGCGGCTAGGTTTTACCAGGTGACATTTATGCGACGCATGATGCTGAGTTTTGCGAGCTGGTTTTTAACTGCTGCTACCATCCCCCCCTGTTATGCTCGGCCAACTAATTTGTCAGTTGTACTAGCTAAAGGGCCATACTCACTGACATGTCAGCAAGGGCGGCAATTGATACGAGACGTGCAAGCGATTTACGCACGGGAAAATATTAAATTGAATTTACGTCGTTTCCGCTGCATTGCTAATCCTAAAAAATCTAGGGATAGATTAACAGGGCACGGCATAGACAACACACATTGGTGGTGGGATGAGGAGTATTTCGTGGGTAAAAATTATCGCCCGCGGTGGATACATCACGCAATACTACCGCCAATTCAACACGATAACTCACTGTGGTTAGCAGGCCAAGCGTATCAAAGCTGCATTAGTGGGCATAAAGTTAGTACTAGTAATGCAACGATCGTTAGCGCGTTAGGAGAACCACGCTACCGTCATTCAGTCATAGCAGCAGCGCACGAAATAGGTCATTCGCTCGGTGCAGACCATGATAATAGCTTGCCAGCAACGATCATGCATGGCGCCGCACTACAATACGTTAATCTTTGGAATAACTGGCTACCAATTTCACAAGCAACATTAACAACAATTCGACAATGTAACAGGGGACGCTAAATGCTATACGGAATTGATTATCTAGGATTACCCAAATATACAGACCTTGCAGTGAGAGAGCATCCAGAAGGTTGGGCAGCTGGGTGTTTTGCTAACACGTTTGGTAATGCTCTCTCCGCAGTAGATCGACTACTTGGTACTGGCAGGTGTCCACATTTTAGAGTGCATTTACTATGGAGTGATGCTCATCTCTTTGGCGACGCAGATATTCCCACAATAAGGCAATTAGCACGCAAATACGAACTGCTTAAACGGAAGTATAATTCTGTTGTAATGGAGATTTCGCCGTTTTGTGAGCACAACGTAAGTAATCCAGACAAATACTTAGATATCGTAAAACAGGAAGCCCCTAGCTGTATCATCGTAAATACACCGTGGAAAGGTGCAGTATCACGACGCTATAAAAACGAAACTCACGGCACGCACAAGCCTTTGGCTGGCAACTATAATTACAGTTGGGATGGTACATCTTGTGTCGATGGAGATGTAGAAGCAAGCAAAGCGCTACATGCTAGGTCAGACGTATACTTCTGGTGGCACCCTGCAATGAATGGCAGGCTAAACACCAACGATAAAACCCCCCGACCTGAGCGAAAGGCTTGGCCAACCTCAGACCTGATCGACTCAATGATTTATCTTCACAATTCAGCAGGCAGCGTAAAACTACCTCGTAACTATTTGTGGAAATCTCATGCCGATAGACATAGTACACCACCAGAACCACGAGCATATAAGCCGGTACTTATCATGCCGCCTAAAGCACGCCGTGTTGAATTAGTAGCAGATAATGGCCAAGTTGTAGCATTGGCAAGTGCAGCAGCACCGTTTAACGATGGTAGGTTTAGGTACTACTGGCCTGACTTTGGTTACAAACTTGCTGAAAAAGCGATACGTATACACAACAAGCCAACCTGCAAGTTAGTTGTTGATGGTAAGGAGATGGGCATTGTAAGCCCTGCTTTTAGAGGGGGATCGTTTCGATGACCAAGACACCTGAAGAGCGGTTCACCATTGCCGACATTCGCAGTTGGGTACCATGCTACGATCCCTCTCGTTATTTGTCTGAAGACTGGAGCGGAACGGTAACTGATATTTTGAAGCACAACGCAATTCCGTCCGAACATAAGTTATGGGTAGTTTGCAGAGATAAGCTAATTGACTCAAAGACGCTAAGGCTTTTTGCGGTGTGGTGTGCTAGGCAAGTTGAGCATTTAATGACCGATGAGTGTAGCAGAGCCGCGTTAGTAGTAGCGGAAAAGTTCGCACATGGAGAAGCAACAAAAATAGAACTAGCTGCTGCTTGGGCTGCTGCTTGGGATGCTGCTGCTAGGGATGCTGCTTGTGCTGCTGCTGGTGATGTTGCTTGGGATGCTGCTTGTGATGCTGCTTGGGCTGCTGCTGGGGCTGCTGCTTGTGATGCTGCTAGGAATGCTGCTAGGGCTGCTGCTAGGTATGCTGCTTGGGATGCTCAAGTGAAACAATTGCTGAAGATGATGGAGGGGATGACGCATGAATAAGAGACCTAAGCCGCCAAAGGAGGAGAAGTGAAAAACACCCTGGTCGGCGAACTACCTCGGCACCTCTATTGTTACGTTGACAGCAGATATACACACCAAGAGCCTACAGGCTTCATTCCTGCGGTTTGGTTTGGGCTAGTTTCCTACCCCGGAAGAATGTGGGGATGTACAGTCATGCTAGAGTCAGGCGCAATATACCGAAACTTACCAGCGCATAGCTTGGCATTTGATGATGCACCGCAAACACCCTGGGAACCAGAAGAAGCTCAGACGTGGGATTGTTACGGCGAAGATTTTACCTGCTTAGAATATCGCTACTTAGCAGGGTTAGAATGTAAGGTTCAAACACAGCTTAGACCAGGACAGCACGAAGGGCAGTATCTGTTTACCGCAGCGCCCGTCGGTGATGGATTTTCTGCTGCTCCTGAACAGGCAAAGGAGTTCTGCTTTATCCAGCTATACAATGGCAGACTGACTATCCAGCCAACTAACCTTGTCGTATTTAAAGAGAAAAGTTTTACAAATCATGAGCTGCAATTTCCAACAGGTCTTAAACGACAAACAGACATCTTTACCGTTGAGTAACATTTAATCTTAACTTGCAGTAGATAGCTTTCAGCCCGACAATAGGGCTATGCGTGACCGTCGGACTTTACCAAGTATTCCCGACAGACCTATTACCTTTGCTAGTCACGCAGAATATGCAGCAGGCATGCTACTAGAACGCTATATTGGCGACTACGAGCTAAAGATGGGGGCTACTTTTCAAGTGCCTATCGGCCACAATAAGACCTGTGACTTTCTAATACACGGCGTATTCGTTGAGTTTCACCCGTCTAACCTAAACCATGAGTTTGATGATAGGCAGGCTTTACGGCGATTCTGGGCCGCTATAAAGCATGTCAGACAGCCCTTTCGTGATCACATCGTATCAGCAGTATCAGACGAGCTACACGAAAAGTACTACCGCCGTCGTAAGTTCTTGGTTAGTATGCATGGTGGTAAGGATTCTGAGCTAATAGTATGCCGTACACCTCACGATCTATACCGAGATGTCATCAAACGCTTTGCTGCTAGTCCACCAAGAGAAGCAGCGTTTGCGCATGAGTTTCAAAAGCTCGCTAATGAGAGGTTTTAACTATGGTAAATTCACGCGCTAAAGGTGCAGCAGGGGAGCGAGAGCTAGCAAACAAGCTAAAAGAACACGGCTTTACCGCTAGACGAACACAACAATTCTGTGGCAAGGCAGGTGACTCAGACGTAGTTTGCACCGAATTAACGTCATACCACATCGAAGTTAAACGAGTGCAGAATCTTAATGTGGATAAAGCTATAGACCAAGCAACAAGAGATTGCGGGGATAAAACTCCAGTAGTTATTCACCGGAAAAACAATAGGCCCTGGCTAGTAACACTATACTTAGAAGATTGGCTAGAGATCGTGAAATGACATTGCAGGTTGAAGATTACCTAGACCATGACGTAGCCACGCCAGAACATATCCTATGGTTAGCAGTCATAGAACGAGCAATCATAGATTACATAGATCCATGTTGCCGCATGACAAAACTAGAACTAGGGGCATTAGAATTGTTTTTCTTTTCTAAACGCCCTCAGCCTTGCAACTTAATCTATATTTGTCAAAACGTGTTTGATTATCCAGATGCTTGCGAAGCAATACGAACAAGAGTTAAACATTTAAAAGCAGCAGGACCAAAATCGTTTAACAGAGCTAAACGATATAGAATTAGTTCTTAACGCTTTTTCTTATCAACTAATGACCAAACCTGAGCAGTACCATACAGTATGGCACCGCCAATTACAGGTTCAGCAGCTTTGATAAACGTAGTAGCATCATTCTCACTAATACCAGCAGTAAGCAACCCACCAGCAGCAAGCGTTAGCAAATGTCGTACAATCGAAAGTATAATTGGCATATACAGTCCTTCCATCTTTTTCATATCATTTAACCCTATCAAGCTTATTATCGATCCGCTCAACTCTATCTTTAATAGCTAACAACTCAACGTGAATCACTTGAGCTTGAACAAATAACTCGTACTTTTTCTGCTCTAACTCACGCAAGCTGTTTTTAACTGACCTGTAATCCATGCCGACTAAGGTAACTACAATGCCTATAAGCGCTTTAACCGTTAGGTCCACCCAATACTTAACAGAAATCAAATCATGTTCTGTCATTAGTGCACCCTCCCACCACCATAGGCATCAATAATCAATAGTTCTGCTTCACCTACTCCGTTCATTAGCCGCATAAAGTTGTTAAACGCAGACCTGCTAGCTAGTATGGCTTGATCTTCACCTATATCACCAAATTGCATACCTAACAGTATACACCCGTTAGTATCACGGTGCGTATTGCCAGCATGAAATAAGATATGGTTTCGCTGAGGTACGTCTATGACTTGCCAAGTATTGCCAAACTTAGGGCTAATCCGTGGCTTTATTTTATACCTGCCAACAGGAATACAACTTACTAACCTTTCGTTATCACGCCAGGCGTCCTCAAGCGTGACAAATTCTGGCGCGTCGTCTATGACAAGAACGCCGCAAGTTGCCCCATTACATTCTGATACTCTCACTAACCGAAGTTGCCGCATCACTATCCTGCAAGCTGCGCCTCCAAAGCCTCAACTTTTGTATTAAGCTCTTTGATAGCGTTAATCAGCATTGGAATAAGCTCTGTTGCCGATAAGCTTAACTTGCCATCTTCAGAGGCAAATACCGCCTCTGGAACAATTGCCTGAACCTCTTGGGCAGAAAAACCAATTCTCTTTGAATCGTTTGATTCTTCAAAATCGTAATCAAATCTAATAGGACTAATTTCAAGAACCTCATCTAGCCCGTAAGACAACGGCTGAATATTCTTTTTATGCCGAATGTCTGAGTAGGCAGTCCAAGACGTTGCTCCAGAAGCTACCTCAACTCCGACGCTACTAGAGTTAATTATTCGGAATGGAGGAGTAGAACCAGACCCGTAAGTATCAAGAATCCAATGCACCGCATTATCGCTAGCCCTGGCAAGGCGAATTTCTCCTCCTTCGCTGGCATTTTGCCTTCCAATTAAAATAGGCCCCTCAACATGCAGTATTTCTTGAGGATTGTTTGTCCCGATCCCAACATAACCATTGCCATTAATTCTTACTCGCTCAAGGCTGTTAGTAGTTAACAAAATTGGATTGTTGCCCGTTTTTTGAATATCTAATGAGCTTGCTGACGTTTGAATTCTTCCTAACTGAGTTGTGTCGTTTTGAGTAAACAAAATGGCAGAAGTGTTATCAGATGCCCTACCACGAGACTCAATGGATATTGCAACAGAAGCATCAGCCTGAGAAGTTAGTGTATACGCGGGAGAAGTAGTCCCAACCCCAACCCGACCACTTGCGTCAACGCGAACTCTTTCTGCTCCATTAGAAGCTATGCCAATCTGATTAGCAGCAGGCGAAAAAATGCCAGTATCAATATCATTGCCAGCACAAATAGCAGGTGCAGCAGCAGTACCAGCACCTATGTTAGCAGGTAAAAACCCACCAAGGTTAATGTTACCAGTACATGCATTACTGCCGTCTTTGTTAAGACACTGGTTAATTCCAGTAGCAAAATCGTTGTCCTGAGTGTCATGGCGACCAGCTTCTATGCCGATACTAAGCGCTGCATCACCAGCCCAACCACCAGTAGCGTTATTTCCTTTAGTGTAGGTTCCTGCTGCCCAAGCCATAATACCTCCTATGCTTCTGTAACTTTGTTTAATACTTTATTTACGTACAACCGAGTTTCTTCAGGCACCTTTACTATTTCTTTAATGTTGGCCCAAGTTACACGCTTGCCTTCTGCTTTTAGCTTACTAATAGCTTTATCAATGTTAAGTGGTCCCCAGTTGTACGCCGCTAGTGCAATATCAGTTTCGCCGTACTTGCTAATCATCTGCTGCAAGTAACGGCTACCACCCTCTACATTCTGTTTAGGGTCAAACCTATCTGCAACCCCTAAATCCTTTGCAGTACCTGGCATAAGCTGCATCAAGCCAGTAGCTCCCTTAGGGCTTACTGCATTAGGGTTGCCAACAGACTCAACCTGAATCACAGCTTTAACTAGCGATGGAGGTGCATACTCCTCGCCTGTAGGGATGCTTATGTTTTGCTTCCCTACCTTCACAGTTTCCTGCTTTTGCGGGGCTTCTTTCATCATTCCCTCTAATGAAGCTAGCTCTGCCTCTAGTGCTGCAAGTTCTGGATCGCTACTCTGTGCTTCTGTTGTCACATCAGGCGATGCCATCTCCCCTCGCACAGCACGAGCGCTTATGTATCCCATGCGCTCGCCAAGTTGGAGCAGCTTATCAATATTGGATGCTGTAGGTGGCGCCGCTGCAAGTTTAATAAGCTTAGGATTAGCCAGCAACTCAGCAGCAAACTTATCAAGTTGTAATTCCCTTGCATTGGCAACGCGCTCTGCCCATACTGCGGCCGACGTGCCAAGCAATGTTCCAGCAACTGCGCCCGTTGGCCCGCCGCCTAAAACACCAGTAACAGCGCCAACAGCAGGGCCGGTAAGCTTTCCAGTTCTTAGCATGTTGATTGCAACACGCCCACTTCTAATTGCACCAAGGGCAGTTTGTGCTACAGCCGTAATTGAGTTGTTGCCAACAGCAAGCTTTTCCAATACCCCTGGAGATTTTAAAATCTCAGAGTCTTTTATTATTGCTTCAACGGATGGGAAGCTGTCGCCAAATAGCTTACTTGCTATGCTTCTATTTTGCCCTAAGTTCGCAAGCGCATTGCCACGAAGCAACTGCTCTTTGAGAAACTTGCCACGCGCATAATCTAAAATTGGAGTGTCTGCAAACTGCTTAGCAAACGCCTCCGCTGCCTGCTCATTAGCGTATACACGCCTAGGGATTGCAGCATCTGTAATGTCTGCAAACTCCTCTAATGCCGCACTGCTAGTTTTTTTGTTGGCGTAATTTGATACTTGAGCAAAATCATCTTCAAATGCGCGTTTAAACAACTCCTTGTTGTCATCAATGTATTTGGTTGGCTTGCTATGCTTTTCAAGGCGGCTTAAAAGCTCCGCTCTAAGCACAACAGCAGAATCAGAGTTCTTGCCAAACTTGCTTATAATTTCCGTAACATTTTCAGGAGTTCGCAATGCAAGGTTGATTGCTTGGCTTGCTTTTACTACCGGCTCCAGTCGCCTTATCTTGAGCAACTGTCCCGTAGCGCCTTGTTCGAATTTCTCACCAAACTCTCTTCGTAGGGCAGTTGCTTCTTTCAGTTTTTCAATGGCTGTTTTTGGAGCATCAGCTTTTTTAGTAAGAATCTGTTCAACGCCAATAAGGTCTAAATCCTCTCTTAGCGTTCGCATTAAGGCTACTTCACGTGGGTTTTTACCGCTCGCTTCTTTTATGGCTGCGCCAGCTGTAGAGCGCAGCGCCTGCAGCTTGCCAATCGTTATTCTACCATCCCTTGTATTCAAAAGGTCTGTAACGTTGTTAATAACTTTTTTGCCTGTTGAAGATAGCGTATCAACTTCAAGCGAATCGAAACTTCTAAAGTCTCGTTCTGCCTGTGTCAGGGCGTATGCAGCATCAACCTCACGCTTTTTAGGCAAAGCTTTATATGCTTTATCAACTAATGGTTTTGCTTCCTTCTTTTGTTCGCTCAATCCGGCTAGCAAACTAGCGCCCCGCTCCGTTGTGGTTTGTGCTCGCAATTCCGGAGAAATCCCCAGCTTCTCTAATATCGCAGCAGCTTGCTCGTCTTTTGATTTAATAGACTCCGCCGCTGCCTCTTGTAGTGCAGTTGATAATTGCCCTACTTCTGGAACGGTTCCTAATCTTTCCATTCCAGCCGCAATCTCTGTTTGCCTCAATTGCTGTGCTGTTGCTAGTGCATCCCCTCCGCCAGCAGTGCGACCAATACCAAGTTGATACTTAGCTATTGACGGTTCTTGTAGAGCCTCAGCTAATGTTAATGGAGCGCCACCAGTGCCTTCTAGTAGCGCAGGCATTTGCTGCATAGTTGCAAGTTTTTCTACCGCTCCAGGCGATAAAGACTGAATCACCTCCTTTTGCGCTGCTGCTCTGAGCGCATCTTCATTTCCCAGTAGAACTTGTAAAGAAGGGGATATTGCTCTAGCGGCGCCTTTAGTTGTTGCGCTTGCAGCTTTAACGCCAGCAGGGGCAGCTAGTGCACCAACTAATCCAGCATATTCACTTTCTGGTGCGTATGCTTGTGCCGCCTCACTGCCAAAATATGAAGCTAACCCTAACCCTGCCTCTTTAACTGCTGGCATAATGCTAAAAAACGTTTTAGCTTTACCGCTTGGCGTTGGCGCCATAAATTCAAGCGCGGTATTCAATTCACCAAGCCCTGCGCTTTCTACAGCTTTCGATGAAATGTCTTTCATCATCTGTATCTTTGCTAGCTCATCAGCATAAGTATTCTGTGCTTCCTGGCCAGTAAGCATATTCTTAATATCAGTAGCTACGGCACTTCCTGCTGCAATGCCTTTTGACATTAATCCAAACGTAAGCAGGTCGCCAATATTAAGCGCACCACCACCAAGAGTAGTTGCAGCAGCAAGATTTGCAGTAGCTGGATCGATCCCAGAAGCTTGTGGTGCCACAGTTTGTGTGGCAGCTAATTGCGCATCGAGAGATGCTAGTTCTGCTTCTAGTGCTTGTAATTCTGGGTCCATTATCTTCCCACGCCACCTGCTGCTTGTCTTTGTTTTTCTATTACCGCCTGTTTGCGCTGTTCAATTAGTTGCCGCAACTCTGCTTTGCGCTTATCAATATCTGGCTGCTCTAACTGCATAGGTTGATTTAACATTTCAAATGGCTTTGCTATGCCAAATGAACTAATGCGCTTTGGATCGATTCCCGCGGTAGTGGCTTCATCTTCATAAAACTTACGTGTTTCTTCGTATGTTTGTGAAGCAACTTGATATGCACGCCTCCCCATATCAATGATACCTTTTCGCACTCCCTCATCAAGACCGCCCTCGCCCAAAAGCGCTCGTTTTAACTTAGCTTTTAAGCCGCCTGGAATTGACGCGCTGTTTTCAATTGCACTCACTTCGCCTTGCAATGCCGCTAATCCTGGCTCTATCAAATGCACAGCTCTTTTTGCCAATTCCATTGAAGATACTGCGCTTGGGTCTTGCTCCGCTAATTGAATGACTGCTGCGGCATCGCGAAGCTTGCTATATCCTTTAACTTCGGGACGAGTATTAAACTCTCGCCTTAATCGTTGCGCTTCCTCGTCTAGTTTATTGCCTTGTTTTAATCGCTCTGACTCTAAAACTCTATCTGTAACGGCCTTCTGTATTGTTGCTTGTTTATCGATTTCACGTTGATATAGCTCCGTGCCTTTAGGTCCAAGTTCAAAATTAGCAGCAGTTTCTAGCCCTAGTAATGTATCAGCAGCTTTAGCTTTTCTAGCTACCTCTTGCTGATTAAGTGCAGTAGCCAAAGTAGACAACCTACTTTGATACATTGGATCTTCAACACCACCGATAAACTCCGTCCTAGCTTGTGGCGTAGTCATGCTCATCATCTGGTTGGCTAGGGTATTAGCCTGTAATGTGTCTTGTGCGGCCTGAGAACGCGCCTGGTAGCCTAATAACGATTGAAGTAGGATAGACCCTAGCCCAATACCTACCGCTCGTCCTGTGCTCGTATATGGCGTTATAAGCTGTGGTGCAACCTGGCCTATAGACGTGGCAGCAATGCCATAAGGATTTTCAGCAGGAGTAAAGTTTAATCCAGATAATGACTCAAATAACGTATCAGCCATTTTATCTCCTCAAATTTTGCGTAAGACCTGCCGTAGCTCCAGTAGTAATTCCTTGCACTACGCTAGCACCAACATTTGGTCTTGGTGCTGATGGTCCCTGATTCTGCATTATTTGTGCAGCAACATGTTGGTTAAATGCAGCAAAAGGATCAGGAGCTGCATTACCACCTCCACCACTTCGACCAATGCGAGCTGCTTGCAATTGCGCTTGCCTTGTCCGCTCGGCTTGTTGTGCTTCGAACGCCCTTTGTCGCTGCGCTTCTTCTTGAGTATACTGCGCTCCAACACCAGCCATAAATGGTGCATTGATAGCCTGGAATTGCTCGTATGGCATCATTCCACTTTGATACGCTTGGCCAAAACCTTGCTGCTGTACACTATAGGCAGCTTGTTCAGCAGCACTTTGAGCTTCTTGTCTAGCTAAATCCTGTCGCTGCGTATTAGCTCGCATTAAAGCCTGCGCCGCTTCTGAATTAGGGTCTAGGCCACGCTCTACTATGCTTTGCTGGGTAGCTAGATTTTGTCTTGCAAACTCTTCCTGATTACGTCTTTCAAATTGGCTTAAGACGTTCTGCCTAGCTCGGTCCATTTCTTGCGTAAATCCTGGCTCATAGCGTTGCTGTATTTGATATGGATCAGACGTCATGTAACGATTAACTAGGTTTTCGTAAGCTTGTCCACCAGATTCCATAGCTCGTTCTACTTGTTGCTCTCTTGGCAACTCAGCATATGGAGTTTCGGCTGCTGGTTGTGTTGGCTCATTAACACGTTTGCCGCCTGGCATTACTACAGGTGCACCTGATGCTTGCCCCAAAAACTTGTTTGCTGCAGCTTTGCCTTTGTTAGCAAGGATGTTTCTATACCTAGCTTGCTGAGCAGGGTTTAGTTTGTTAAAAGCAGCTTGGTTTTCTTCATGCTTAAAAGTAACCGCCGATGGTTTTCTCTCATTTGGTTTAGGTTTTGTAGTTACCTTTGCACTAGGCCCTTTTGCTAGAGCGCCTTTTTTTGGCTTAGGCGTAGGTGTACTTGTCGGCTTAGGCGTAGGTGTAGCTGTAGCTCTAGTTGTAGGCGTAGCTGTCGGCTTAGCTGTTGGCTTAGGCGTAGGCTTAGCTGTCGGTTTAGGCGTAGGTGTAGGTGGAGGTGTAGTTGTCCGCTTAGGTGCTGATGCTGCTTTTTTTGTGTTCTTTGCCATAATTATACCTGTCCGCCTAAATCGTATCGTACTTCAAATCCAAGTATTTGCATTGTTGTGTTTTTAATAGCGCCTTGAAAAACTACACTTGCACAATGTCCTTGTCCCTTTACTGCGTACCTGTCAAAAATGTAATCTTCTGCCGAAGACCATGGACTACCCCAAGGACTACCCCAAGGTGTAAATATACTAGGCGTAGATGTTATAGTTGAAACAACAGGAGCACGCCTAAAATCAAGATCTAAGCCAATGTTAATTTGTATGCCTTTTTTAGCTTTTAATATTGGACGAATATCCTTAAACGCTTTGTAATTGCTGCGCGAACCATAAAAACTAAATGCTGTTTTACCAATGTAATTTATAGATTGAGAAGTAGCGCCAGATACAGCATCAGCATATCCAGTCTCACCTTTCCAAATTACCCCAGCAGACGATCCGTAATAAGGTAATTTATTGAACAAGCAACTAGACAAGGCATGATTATTGCTAAAAAGAGTAAACTCAGTCCAAGCTTTTGTATCAATCGCGTAAACAAGAAAATATGTGCTAGTTCCATCAATAGGAATACTGATATAAACCCGCCGTCCTTGAGGCCAAAAAAATCCAAACCATTTGTAATCAAACGGAAACTGAGTAGCTGATGCAGAAATTAGAGGGTTTATCTTTTGTGATACTATGTTAAGTGCTGCCTCTGGATCAGCTTGAAACAAGCCAGAAATGGGAACAATGCCTTGCTCAGTAATAATCCAAATATCATTGTTAACCGAAACAAAAGCTCGCCTACCAAGCGGCTTGCCTATGTAAAACCTAGCAACAAGCCCCCAAGTTGTAGGATCTCCAGCATATGTACCGCTGTAAAAAACTATGTCTCCTTCCGAACTACATGCCCAAAAGTAATCTTGTGCCGCTACATTATTAGAATTGCTGTAGCTACCTATTCCAGCAAGGAAGCCACCGCGAGGAAATACATAGCTAAAATCAAAGCTAGTAAGGGCAGGGGTTCCACCAGTACCAGTAACTTGTAACCCTCCATACCACACCCTGCATGAATTAATTTCTACAAAGTACAACCGCTCTTTATGAGCATGGACATCAACCATGCTAGTTAAAGCTAGTCCGGTAAATGTGACATCAGAAGTGGCAGCAGCACTACCATCCCAATACCGAGCATTATTTAAACCATTACAAAGATAGATACGATTATTGTAGGTAGTGCTTTGCCATTCACCCGATGTTACAGCGCTTCCTGTAATTGTACTTACAGTCCCAGCAGTAGTAACACCACGAATTGTAGTATCATTACTTGTTATTAACCGAGTAGTACCGTCAGCTAAATTAACCGCATCAAGAAACTTTAATGGCGTAGTACCAGCATCAACAAACTTTTCATAACCTAGCCTAACTGTAGGAGCCCCGGCACCTGGAAATATATTGACCAGTTCCGTTGCAAAGAACGGCTCCGTATTGTCAATCGGACTAACTAAATCCAACCCTCCGTAGGGAGGTGGCATTGTAAATCCTTGAAATGGCATTAAAAACCACCCTACATTCTCATCATACGGTTACGCAGCTCTTGAGCTTGCTGCGGGGAAATTTGTTGTTTCTGTGGACTTGCCGGTTGTCGAAAATAAGGTTGATACATCTGCTGCATAGCTTGTTCACCGCTACCATACATGCCAGGGCTTAACCGATACTGACCTCCCATGTTGGCTGATGGCTCAGGCATTTGAGGAAAGTTTTGTGGCGCTGGATAACGAAACATTTTATCCATTGGCATTTGCGCCTGATTCCCTATGTCAGTTGGTGCCGCAAATTGTAATTGCTGAGGTGGTTGTTCAACTTGTGGCATAGGTGGTTGACTAACCATTCTGCTCTGCATATCACCTTGCATTCCCTGAGCAATGCCTTGCCCCATACTCTGCTGTGGGCGATTACTAGGAGATAGTTGCTGTAGCCTTTCCGATGGACCACGCTGTAAAGCTCCTGCTAGTCGCCTGCCAGTTTGTCCTTGCAATGGTTGCCGTCTCATTTTTTCTTTCCTTTAGATTTGTTGTAATTCATCTGTAAAGCAGCTCTTACTGTTTGAGCTGGTTTTACTTGACCCTTATCATTGACATACATACCAGGTGATACTCGCACTACCTCTCCTTTTGCTGCCCTTGCTGGAGGTGGTGGTGTTACTCCCACTCCTGCTTGTTGAGCAAACTTAGACTTACCTAGCATAGTTTCTAAGTTAGCTAGTACATCTGCTTCTGATTTGGCGTTACTTGTAGCAGCGTTAACTAATATCCCTGTGTATTGGCCTGGGAAAAATTTTGCTTTTGGATCATCCGCGCCATAAATGTTACGAATCATTGGGTCAATTTTTTCTGTAGCAAATTTAGCTAACGGATTAGAAAAATCCACATCCCAGGCATTGCGCGTAGTTTTATCGTCTATGTTTTTGCCAACATTCTGATATTTGGTTTTACCATCTAAGCCAATGTTAAATTTAGTCCCGTCAGCAAGGGTTACATTATACTTACTATCTGCTACGCCTGATTCCTTTAAATCACCTCTAAAACTATCACGAAGTTGTTGTGCGCCAGACTTCCCAGTTGTCATCATCGCGCCAACAGAGCGCTTTCCAAGAAGCCTAAGCCCCATGTTTGCCATTTCAGACATGCCCATTGTGCCAGCAGCTAATCCGATATTAGTGTAATCAGCTTTATCACCTTTACCTCGCACGATATCTTTCATGCCAGATTCCCAAAGGCTATTAGCTGTTAATGCTGCTGCTGCTATTGGTCCTGCCACTGACCCAATAGAACCAAGTCCAGAACTTCCAATGCTCTGAGCACCTCCGAGGGTAGCTGGGTTTGCTGCTGTGGCACCTACAGTGCTTGCGCCAGTTGCTCCAGCACCAGCCGCACTTCCACCTCCAAACAAATTACCCACTTGACTAGCTATGGTAGGGATTTGACTAGCTAGAACAGCTCCACCTACGACACCACCAGCTTGAGCTAGACCAGCAGTTTCTTGAGCAGACGCCGCTTCTCTTTCTCTTTGTTCGGGTGTTTTACCAGGGCCAAAGCGTTGCTGAACTTGCTGTGCAGCGGCCATTGGATCTAAACCAGTACCTCTAAGCCAAAGAAAATAGGCTTGTGGATCTCTTGTAGTGATCTCTGGCTCTGGTCTGCTTTGCATACCGTTCATATCCACGTTCCAAATACTGCTACACCGTTTCTGGCATATTGTAATGCGCGGGTTGCCCCGCCAGCATAAATGACTTTGCTTGAATACGTTCTGCCAAACTCTTCATGTAATTGCTGTTCAAATCGTGGCCTAATTGTGTCTAAGCCGTGAATTTCAGCAAAACGCTCTAGTACACCTTGCTCTAGCAGCATTTCATTGAAAACGCTTACATCGGTATCAGCTAGAAATTTGCTGTAAGCGCCGTTGTAATAGTCCCAAGTTACGCTACCGTCAGATGCTGAACCTGTTGTATGAGTTGGCGGAGTGGCTCCTGTAGTGCCACCAGCAGTAGTAAAGTAGTAATTGCCGTTGTTAAAACAGTAACTATTAATTCCAAATGCTGTGCTAGCTGACCAAGTTTTAGGCATTACACTACGATCAGCGATATACTCAAAAATAAGTACATTACCGTTGTTAGTGGCACTCGGCGTAGGGCTAATCAGCAACTCATTGTTACTCATGCCACGAATTTGAAATCTTTGGTAAATCGTAGGCTCTACACCAAAACCAACTATTTCAGCATATTCCTGTGGAGTCATTGGACCCAAAACACGCCATCTAGTGCTTTGATTCCAAAATGTTTCATATTGATAGTTAGAAAAAGCTGCTGGCAGGGCATAAGTTGCCTGACCCCCTACCAGCGTAATTGACCCGGAAGCGTAGCATTTTGGCCAGGGGTACGCTTCGAATATGTCACGGTTAATACGTTGTGCTATAGCCAGCAACTGCTTTGTAGTTGTTTCTGTCGAAGTAAAAATAGATGATTCAACAGTGTAACCAGCTTCGTTAGCAACATTTTGTATTACCGTAGCAATCGTCATGTCTTCTTTGGCCTACCTCTACGCTTAGGCTCTTCAAGAGCTTCGTCTTCAGCTTCAATGATTCCTTCTTCTAATGCTTCATCAGGAATATCTTGTGCTATGGTACGTCTAACACCACGCAGGTCAGTACCTTCACTTGCTTCGATGCGCTGCATAAAAAGCTCAAGCTTATGCTCTAACTGCTCTCTGCGCCTTGTTTCTCGCTCTAGCAACTGCTTCAGTTTTACTACTTCGCTTTGGTCAGACTTAGCTGCTGCTAGCCATTCCTTTGCAAGGGTAACAAACTTAGACAATGGTCCTAGTTTGCGCTTAGCTTCGTCAGTGGCAACGGAAAGCTGCTCTACAGTCTTAAAGCCAAGGTACTGTAGTTCTCGCATAGCAGAGCCACTCATTAGCGGCCATTCTGCCAATGGGGTACCGTCTACTACAGTTTCAGACCCAGTTTTAAACTTTGCATAAGCCTCTGGATATTCCTGCATATCTTGAGGCTCAATCCTGCGTACTGTTTCATCATGCCCAGGCCATTGAATACTGATGGAAGGAATTTCATCAAATATTGGTCTACCCGCTTCTATGGATTTGCGTTCATTCTCATTGTAAGCATTAAAAAACTTTACGTTAGCACCAGCATAACGCTTCTTACGCTGGCCTCCATTGTTCATTATGCTGTTCCAATCTATTTCTGGCATATAATCTCCATGGTTATTTAGCCATAGGTACTATATCACTTCTCCTTCTGGTCAACAGAGGGAATAACCGGAGGGTCTATCTGCACCTCTCCCTTAGCCAAAGCAGCGTTTATCTTCTCAGCCTTTTCTGGCTTGAGCATGGCCTCTAGCTCTAAGACCTTTGCTCCTACCATGAACAATGCTTGCTGCTGCGCTGCAATCTGCTGCTCTACTACCTTAGCCGCACATCCTGACAACGCTACTACTGCAACCAAACCAAAAACTATCTGCTTCATGTATTTTCCTTTAGTGTAAATCTACCCAAGCGCCGCCAGCGCGGACCCTTAGTTTATTTGTTGTGCTGTTGTAGTACACATCGCCGTCTTCTGCTCCTGCGGGGTCGGCGGCTAGGGGAATAAAGCGGACTTGGCCGTTTGTTTTGACTCGCATGCGCTCGGTTCCTCCATTGGTTTGAAAGATAACCGATGAGCTAGACCCGCGACCCGAAATAGTTACCGTTGAGCTTGAATTATCGCCGCTCTGAAGAACGGCACTGCCGTTATTGACATTCTCATTGCCTTGAAGGCGAAGGTGAGCACCACGCGCAAAGCCTCCCGGTGTCCCACCTCCCGATAGCCATAGCTCCTTGCTGTCTGAGCCGTCGGAGGTGTTGGAAGCAATTACTTGGGTTGTGCCAGCAAAAAGAAGATCGCCGTCAGAGTTGATCCTCATGCGCTCGGTAAGCGTGTTGGCGGTGCTGCCGCTGGAACCTGCTGCAGAAGTTTGAAAGGTTATTGCTCCACCCGCGCCAGTGCCGGTGCTTACTCCACCTACAAGGCTCAGCGCCCCGCCAGCAATGTTAGTGCCGGATGCCCGAGTGCCATATACTCCCCCATTTGCAGGAGTAGCACTAGAATAACCATTTCCAAGATATAATTCGTTGCTGAGCATGTAGAGGCGAGTCGTTCCACCAAGCGAAACGGCAAATTGATTAGTACCCGGCCTATACGCTCCCGTATCAGGGTCCGCACTAAAGCTTATCGAAGGAGCTGCGGCTGTGCCGTCCCCAAACAAAATGGTTCCAGCCGTAGCCGTAGGAGCAAGCCTCACAGGGGCGTACATTGTCCTATCAGCAAAAGCTGGTGTAGCAACAAGCAGAGAGCTTAATACAAGCGCTAGAAGCTTTCTCATTAGTAGTACCCAAATATATCTACAGACCCAACAGTAGGAGCAACGCCAGCATGCTTACACTTTAGGGCAGTGTAAATGTACTTCTTAGACTCACCAAGGTTAGGACGATACGAGCTATACGCAGGGACTTCTACGCCATTAGTATCGTCCCACGTACAGAAAATGTCCTTGTCGGTGTTGTTTAAAACATCAATATCGACAAGCGCCTTGCCACCAACAAGAAACTGCGTGTAGGAACCAGTAACGCTACCAAAGGCTACAGAGGCCGATACATACGTTGGAGACGTCATGCCTTGGCCATGAGCTGCGCCAACATAAAAGAGGGACACTAGGAGGTAGAATAGGTTTTTCATAGCGGTATAGTAAAAAGGAGGGGATTGCTCCCCCCCGTTAGTTACGTGGCTTTAGTAAACTTCAGGAAGAAGAAAGATGTGCCGTTTGATATTACTGCAAAGCAGTTAGTATCAGTGTCATTGTCTTTCACAATTCCTACGAAACCAGTCCCTACAGTAGCAGGAGCACCAAACGAAGTAGTAAGCTCCGCAGCCGTTGGGGTAGTATCGTTTACATTGTTAATTGCCATTTTAGTACGAACACCACCAGCCGTAGCATTGACTGCGTTAGTGCTAGTAACAGTTGTAAAGGTACCGTTGGACACCTCTTCAGCCTGCTCAGGCGGCATACCCAAACCAATTAAATTTACTGTACTTGGCATAAATCCTCGCAAAAAGGGGGGATTGCTCCCCCCCCTTAATTTAATTAGTTGACCTTAAGATGTCCGATTGAAAACAACGTAACGGTGCCAGCACCAGTTAGTGTTTCTAGTCCAACAACGTAAGCAATCTTAGTTGTTGAAGCATCGTCAGCTACACCAGCAGTTGCAGTAGTGTTAAGGTTAGCTTTTGCAGCGTATGATGCAGCAGCCTTACCCTTAATACCTGAACTAGCTCCACCACCATTCAAACCGCCAACCCATACCCAGAGGTACTCATCGTCAGCAGCAGCTACCTGAGCTACACCAACAAGAAGTCCCTGAGAACCAGCATTAGTAGTTGTCAGCATTGCAGCCTGACCATCGTTTTCGATTTTAACGAAAGCGTATTGGTCAATGGCTCCAGCAGCCTGAACAAATACAAATTCCCCTACCGGCGAGCTTCCAACTGTCATAAGCGATGCAGGCAAGGCAAGGTTGTTTGTCTGAACGAAAGTTTTTTCGTAATCAACTCCGAAAGATCCACTCTGTGACATGTTCTATCCCTCCACTATTACTGATAAATAACACCTTGGAGAGCCGGAGCAGAGCAACAGAGGTTTCCTTCAACGAGAATTACGGTGAAGAAAGCATCCTGATCAACTGGCCTATCCATTGTTGGTGCAAGAGGTTTAAAGTCAGCGCCACGAACCATATCGAAAGTCCAATACTTAGTATTGAGCAATCGGCATGAATTAGTTTCAAGCACCTGACCACCAAACCCACCATCAAATACGAAATCGCATCCGTCATAGTTAAGCACACGGAAACCAGCTACAGCTTTCTTTGCAGGAAGCTGAATACGCTGAATTGCCGTTAGTGAACTATGGAGATACTTCCAAGCGGTACGGTCCATAAGACCGAGGTCTGGCTGCTCATCTCCTCTGGTTAGACGGCTGATAACGTCAGTGATATTTTCCTGTACGTTAGCTGCTGCCAAAGTTACGTTAACAGCGTAGTTACGTGCCCAAAGGTTAGTACCACGATCTATCGTTCCGTAGGTTCCAGACGATGGTGATGTAGAAACAGCTTTTTTAATGCCGTCAAACTCAAGTCCACCAAAAGCCGTTCCATCGCCTCGCAAAGAGGTAGAAACAGTATTCTTTAGACGAGAAATTGCAGCCTGCATTTTGGATTCAGCAAGATCCAAAAGCTGTGCTTCATCACGATTAGCCCTACGCTCACGTCCACTAATTGCAACAGGCTCATAAACCTGCTTAATAGCAAAACGAAAAGCCGTAAGGTCATCAATTGCGTTAAGGTTAAATGAATCAAAACCCTGGTAGAACTCTCCTACAGCGTTGTCATTGTACATGACAGGCTTACGAAGCTCATAACCACCAGAAATTTTACGAATAAGACCCTGATCGTCCAAAGCAGACAATAGTGGATTATGCCGAAGCACAGTATCCGCGATTGAATCTGACTGGTCGAAAAGGGTTGCTACGATTGCCTCTTCCAAATTTGGCATTTGTGTTATCCCTTAAAGTTTATGGGATAACCTTTGTTTAATCGCCAGCAAATCGCCGCTGTAGGTTATCCCGTATATTTTTTGCTTCTATTCTGGGAGAACCGCTACCTGCGGAGCCAGATATTGACCTTGCAGCAGCCTTAGCTTTTTGGACTGTGGCTTGCTGTTGTTGTATGGCCGGACCAGCAGCTATTTTAGAAACTAAGCTGGAAAAGGTCGGATTGCCATTTACTACGTAGTTGTAAGCAGTTTCTAGCACTTGCTCAGGGGAGGCGTACCGCCCTGTTGCGTTTAGTGCCTGTACTACCGGAGCCATTTCAGCTTCTAACTGCGCTGCTGTTTCTGGATCTCTAAATAGCGGCTTACTACTTACAAATGAGTTTACAACTTGTTGGTTGATATACTCAAGAGCTTTTCTTTCCTGTTCCTCTTGGAAGGTTCTATAGCGCTCTTCAGCGATTGATTCTGCCTGCTCCCTAGTCAGATACTCAGCCTGCTGCTGGGGCGCGTATTGCTGATTTATGAGGTCTTCAGGGCGTATCCCGTAGGTTTCGAGCCATTCACGAGCAGCTTCTATAGGGTTAGCGCTCATAGCCTGATCCCAGGCTACGGCTTTGCTGGTTACATCAGCTATGGAAATACCGTCTTTGGCGTACTCGTTTTCGTATCGTTTAATAGTTTCGTAGAGCCCTGAAGTTTCTTTTCTTAGTTGCTCTACTTCTTGCATTTTACGGCCATAATCTGCACGAGTCTCATATGCTCGACGATTAAGGTAAGATTGCAAAATATGAGCATTAGCTGGATTAGGATTAAGAAACGCCTCTTTTTCTGAAGCGTTCATATCAGCAGGTGGCGCTAGGATGGGCTTATCTTCTACTGGCGCTACTTCTTCTTCAGAAGATAAATTATCATTATCTTCTTCCTTTGTGTTTGTTTCATTCAACTGCTGTTTTAATGTCTCTCTAATTGAGAGGTCAGCTTGTTGCTTATCCGCAACCACTTCGGTTGATTCAATTTCGTTATCGTCGGCCATGTTTATACCTTTCAATCATTTCTTGCTTTAGACTGTTGATTAGCTTTTGTTCGGATGCGCCAGACTCGCGATCTGGGATGTACCCTTTTTCATAAGCATCACCAACCTCAATAGCTCCAGCAGCTTTGTAAGCAGCTCGTAGCTTTGATTTACTGGTATAGATTTCTTTAGGATTGAGCGGATTGCGAGTTGGTTCCATCTCGTCTTGTATAAACAGGTCACGAGCATTGGATTGCACACGTCGTTCAACTTGTTCTATTGGAACTACTTTTTTTTTAATTGGACACCATTGAAACAATTTGTATTTTTGGCTCATTTAATCATCCATTAGCATAAACAACATTAAAAATCTTACTTGTTTTGCTTTTTCTTCTGTGCTTAAGTTTTTTTGTTCTAGCGCTTTTTCTGCCGCTCTCTTTGCTGCAAGTGCTTCTTCTCTTCTTCCAAGTAAAATTTGAGCAGCTAAATATTCTTCTAGCAACTCTTCTTCAGTCTTACGTTTACGCCGTTTTTTTAATCCCCTATTAAGAATATCAGATGTATCGACCTGCGTTTTGGCTTGAATAAAGCCGTTTGGCAAGCCGTACATTAAATGCAAATAGTTTTGAAAACCTCCATTAATCACTATCTATTCCAACAATAGGTTCAGCGCTTGGATCAGTAGTGACCGTTCTTGTACCTAAAACTGTTGTATCATCGCTTCTAGTAACTGTGAGGGACGAGCCTGAAACTTGCGTGTTGTGAACGCCTTGAGCAATCATTCCATAAAGTGATTTTAGGCTTAAGGTGTCACCGTCACTTGATGCTTCTACATTGCTAGTTGCTCGACGTAGAACTATATCAGCTATGCGAACTAAATCCGCTTCCGTTAAAACTTGACTGCCTAAAATATAACCAGCCTCTCCTGCTGCGTAAGAGCCAGGCAAAGCAGTAGACCAAGGATCACCCGCTGACGCAGCCGAGTTAAGTTTGTTACCCATTGTGCCAGTTGCATTGTAATCAGCCGAAAGAGCCGCCCAAACAGCTCCGGCCAAAGATTGAGGGGATAATGGTGTAAACGGGGTAATATCACCAGCTAAATTACCAATAGCAGTTTGGGTACCAGCCAATATAAATTGAAAGGATGAGTTAGCTACAGCGTCAATAATTGCGCCTAGCGTTGCATTATTAACCGTAAATGTGATTGACGAATCACCTGCAAGAGGTACGGCTGCTGCTAAGGTTGCACTTAAACTGAATGAAATTGAAA